AAGCCTCAATCGGTGAATTAAGATTTAGGTTCCCTAAAATAAGAAACAAATCTCTCTGTTACTGTATATACATCTGCAGTTGAGCCCGCGGTAGCGGCGCTATCAAACTGTGATGCCCAATATACCATATGTGGACTTCCACCTTCACTTGTCGTTGTGCTAGTATTATCAAAACGCAATTGCCTCTTGAACTTGATATACTTCATAATTGTCATATAATCTTTTCCTTGTCTTGCGACTCTTGTAACATTATCTGCTCCAATTAATTTGTATCTCTTGTGATATAATATACGATACTTATCACTATTAATCGGGAGACAATGAAATTGTAGACCAGTTAACGAAGTTGCATCGAAATCACTTCCTCTCTCACTTCCTGAGGCCCTAAAAAAATTAGTGGCCGATACTGTTGTATCTAACTTGGGGACTACGACTGCTATATTAAAATATAGAGGAGCTGATACGTTGTTCGCTACTTCCATGCAGATTTTTGTTCCGCGGAGGTTAACGAGATTTCTCTGACGGGAATTGATTTGGTTATTGGCGTTGTGCGGGATAGCTCCAAGGTCTGTTGTGAAGATTGTCCTGTCTGCCCGCAACTGCCCGGTGGCGTCTTGCTGTATGACAACTCTTTTAGTCGTGGCTGATCCAGCATAGCTGTTGTCAGGTTTGAATATTTTTCTACGCTTTGCAACCCGGTACATAGCACGTGCCCGTCGCTTCGCAAAACGCATGGTCGGGGGACCATACCTAAGTGTCTTTCTTGCTAATGCAGTGCGCCACGCGCTCTGGATTTTTCTTGCGGCAACGGCTGAACGATATCCGTATAACGTAGCACGTGGTGCGATCGCGCCGGCGTAAGGTACAAGACTCATCACGATTAAATTATGAGACTCCGACCAATCGGAGTATCTGGGACGACCTGGTTTAGTATTACCCAGGTCGTCAAATCCCATCCCACTCGACATAAATTTTAGCCCCCGCGGCGCTTGAGCGGCATCATGCAGGGTAAACGTTGGTGTTTTACGTTGAATAACTACACGGAGGGTGAAACTCAATTACTCGACGAAGTATTTGAGTCAGAGCATATAAAATATGCTGTATATGGAAAAGAAACGGGTGAAACCGGAACTCCTCACTTGCAAGGCTTTGTTATCTTCTCTTCCAACAAACGTCTCAATGCCGTCCGTCGTCTCCTCAGCGAAAGAGGACACTACGAAGTCGCTCAGGGAAACAACAAACAGGCGTCCGACTACTGCAAGAAGGACGGTGATTACAAGGAATTCGGCTCCTTCCCGGGCGCTCCCGGCGGCGGTAAATTCAAGGAGTTACTTGAATGGATCAAGGCCCAGGATGATCCCATCACCGAACAGCGTGTCTCAGGTGAATACCCCGACCTTTACGGTCGCTACCGGTCAGGTGTCATGTCCTTGGTGCGGTTACATGGGCCCCGCCATACAATATCAATCGACGGAGTCGAGCTCAGAGGATGGCAGCACCAGCTCGAACAGCGGCTCCTCGAGCAGCCAGACGATAGAAGCATAGAGTTTATTGTGGATCCCCAAGGTGCGTCGGGTAAATCCTTCTTCACACAATATTTTATATCAAAATATGAAAACGCTCAATTATTATCTATTGGTAGACGAGATGACATCGCACACGCCATCGATGTCACTAAGTCAGTCTTCTTCTTTGACATACCCCGAAATAATATGCAATATATGCAATACTCCGCTCTGGAAATGATAAAAAATAAATATATATTCTCTCCTAAATATGAATCTTCTACTAAAATATTAGGTGCTAATGCACACATCGTGGTTTTCTGTAATGAAAGTCCTGATATGAATGCATTAACTAATGATCGTTATAAAATTACTAATATTGGCCAACACTAACTCGACTAAACACTTAGCCTCAATCGGAGGTCAAGGCCGGCAAACAGCACGACTCTTTCTTTGTGTAGCTCTCCCGCCCCCGGCGGGCAAGCCTCAATCGGTGAATTAAGATTTAGGTTCCCTAAAATAAGAAACAAAT